AGCAGGGGTACGAACGAGATTAAGTCACGACTAACTAAAGTCTATACGGGCAAAGTGAACTAATTCAGAAACAGTTCACATAATCACGTGATTACCTGCCGCCGTCCGCGTCGCTCTGCTCCGCTCCGCGGACGGAACCCGGCGAACGCGTGACCACGGATGAAACCCGCGGACGGAACCCGGCGAACGCGTGACCACGGATGAAACCCGCGGACGGAAACCGGCGTAACACATTACCACACTACAACACGCTATGCGCACATAAACTGACCAACAGTCATTTCTTATCACAGGCTAAAGCAATAAACAGCCGAAAAATATTTTCAAAAAACTTTGAAAAAACCTATTGACATTTAGCCCAACATGTGTTAAGATATATACGTAATCAAGAAGAACACAAGTTGCAACGAAGTTTCAGACGATTACAAAAGAATATTTAAGAAAGGTAAAAAACTCCTTTCTGCGTAATTTCATTGTCAGTTTCCATACTCTCTATTATAACAAAACACAATTTGAAAGGATAAAAACTATGCTTACTAACACCATTACTAACTCCACAGAACTGAACAAAATGGACAGATACAACATTCTCAACTACTCCAACGGTGAGAACCTTGAAAAGGCTATCGAAGTATTTGGCAAACTCGTACTCTCTTTCCCGGACGCATGGGCAATGGTTCACACTGTGAACGACAACCCGAAGCCCGGTCAGGACAAGGAATACGACAAGCTTGTCATTATCGCAGACGGCGTTCTCTATCATACTGGCTCCCCGTCGTTCACTCAGTCTTTCCTCGACATTGTGTGCACGTTCGACGAAATCGACGGCATGGAAATCGAATGCTTTGCGAAGCCGTCGCAGAACTATAAAGGTCGCAACTTCCTCGGTTGCCGCCCTGTAGCAAAGGCAGGTGAATGATAATGAAGTATATTCGTAGAACTGTTCAGACCACGACATACACCTACACGGTCAACGAAAACGGTGTTGATTATCACTTCACCGACGTGTGCGAAGGCGCTCTCACTCTCTACGCGCTGACTAAAAAGTTGCACCGTGACCACGACAACAAAGAAACGGGACGCATTGTAACTCTCGTTAACATTGAGTCTATCGAAGAAAACCGCTACGAAATGTCCGTCAAGGACTTTATCGAGAACGCAGAACTCGTAGACCATATCAAATAAACAATAAGATTTCTCCTTTCCTTAACTGCCGCTGACATGGCGGTAAACCTCCCGATTGAACCGATGACGAAAAAAAAAATTCGTCATCGGTTCTTTTTATCTTCACACTTTATTATACCATAACGGTATTATTTTGTCAATAGAAAAGAGGGTAAAACATGGCTAAAAAATCGTCAAAAAAACTGACACCTAATCAAGCAGAATTTGAGCGTTTACTTACAAACGCAAAGCAACGCTTTAACCGTTATTTAAGAAAAGGTTATAAATCACAGTACAAGTCTAAAGATTTGTTTAGCGCTTTTGAACGTCCCGAAAGAATAACAAAGAAAATGCTTGATAAATTAAAACAAGAACTTAAAGACATTACGGACACGGCGTTATATGCAGAAGCGCAAAACGGTGAAGCTATTTCGTTTACTGATATACCTAAAGCGGCAAGAGCGCAGTTTAACAAGTTAGGCTTTACGCAATTTACAGTTACAAGTTCAACAGGCGTTAAAAGCAATATAGTTCTTTCGCTTAACAATGCACCTTTAGCGAACATTAACGAAGCCGACCTCGCGTTTGCGTATTTTGTTGAAGCGAACGCGAGGTGGGTAACAGACAAAAAGAAACATGCAGGTATGGAATACATATTAGATAACTTAAAGGAAGAACGCAACCACCTGCAAAACCGTTACGGCAAGAATGAGGGCGACACGGTATTTGCGTATATGCTAAACGAAATTGGAGTTGTAGCCGGAACACTAACGTCGCAAGAAGCGAACGACGTTACAGCGGCGGGGCGTTGGTTATCAGGTTTTTACGATTATCGTAAAGCAGGTGTAGAAGAAATGATGAAACTAAATGAAGCGTTTGGAGACGTGCAAGCATGAATTATTACGTATGTGATTTTGAGACAAGCGTATACGACGGGCAAACTGACACGGAAGTCTGGGCGGCGGCATGTGTTAAAATACATACAGAAGACGTACTCGTTGTAAACTCAATAGATAAATACTGGGACTGGGTGGAGCAGTTAAAAGGCAAGAACATTGTGTACTTTCACAATGGCGCTTTTGACTTTTCTTACATTCTCGATTACTTATTGAAGCGCGATGACTACGCACAAGCAACCTACACACCCGACGGCAAAGTTGAACATACTATGTTTTACGAAACAAACGACATGCAACCTAACACTTTTAAGTACAGCATATCCGATATGGGTCAATGGTATACGATGACAGTTAAAACCCATAGAAGTCTTATAGAGTTCCGTGACAGCTACAAGCTTATCCCCCTCTCCGTCGCAGACATGGGAACAAGCTTTAACACTAAACACCGTAAGAGCACTATTGAATACAAGGGTGAACGTCACGCAGGGTATAACATTACCCCTGATGAAGAACACTACATCAAGAACGACGTACTTGTCGTAAAAGAAGCCATCGAATTTATGTTTGCAGACGGACACAAAAAACTGACCATCGGCGCTTGCTGCATGAGTGAGTTTAAAGCGGGTTATAATCATCTTGCCTATCAAGACTTGTTTCCGAACCTCTACAATATCCCCCTTGACCCTGAGCGTTTCGGGGCATCTAACGCCGACGAATACATACGCAAGGCATACCGTGGCGGGTGGTGTCACGTCGTGCAAGGCAAACAATGCAAGGTACATAAAAACGGCTTGACGCTTGATGTAAACTCCCTATACCCCTCCATGATGCACAGTGACAGCGGCAACTATTACCCCATCGGTAAACCAGAGTTTTTCTATGGTGAGGTGGACTTAAAAGAGGTTGAAGCGGAACGGCAGGAACGGTTGAAGTCTCACAACCCCTTATCGGGTATCTATTATTTTGTGCGTCTACGTTGTCGTTTTAGACTAAAGGTCGGCTATCTCCCTTTTATTCAGCTAAGGAAAAATCTGCATTACAGACAAAACGAAAGCTTAACTACGTCTGACGTATGGGACGAAAATCAAAAGCGCTACGTGTCTGAATGGGTAGACCAATGCGGCAAGAAGCATGACACGTATGTGACCATGACAATGACCATGACAGATTACGAACTGTTTAAAAAGCATTACATTGTAATTGACCCCAAAATTTTGGACGGATGTTATTTCGAAGCACAACAGGGCATCTACGACAAATACTTGAACAAATATCGTGAAATGAAAATCAACGCTCCTAATAAAGGCATTAGAACCGTAGCAAAATTATACAGTAACAATTTATACGGAAAACAAGCGGCATCTACTATAAGTTCGTATAAGGTTGCTATGCTCAAGCCTAACGGCGTGGTCGGCTTCTTTACCGTGGCAGAAAACGAAAAGACACCGGGTTATATTGCATGTGGCGCGGCGATTACCAGTTACGCACGAAACTTTACAATTACTGCCGCACAGCAGAATTATTACGGTGTCAATAACCCCGGCTTTATCTACGCAGACACAGACAGCTTGCATCTCGACTTACCGTTAGACAAGATAAAAGGTGTCACGCTACACCCTCGAAACTATTGTTGTTGGAAGAATGAAACAAACTGGGACGTTGGATTTTTTACGCGTCAGAAAACCTACATTGAACACGTAACGCATGAGGACGGCGAACCGATTGAAACGCCACACTATGTAGTGACATGCGCGGGTGCAAACAAAACCGTTAAACAACTGTTTATACATTCCTTAGAGCAGGATTACGACACAGAGAAAAACCCAGAAAACTACACGCCCGAAGAACTTGAATTTATCCGTGAACCTCGCAGTATATCTGACTTTGTACCCGGCATTATGATACCGGGTAAGCTATCGCAAAAGCGCATTAAAGGTGGTGTTATCTTAGCTGACACGACATTTGAAATGCACTGAAAGTAAAATCCCTTAGAGCATGAAAACTCTAAGGGATTTTGTTATTCTTAAACGCACGTCTACACAAAGGAATTGACCGTTCATAGCCTTGTCACGGCGGCATTTTTCAACCGTGTCACCCGTGCAGGTCGATGTGCAGAACGAACGCAGAATACAAATTAGAATGAAAGCGCCTTTAGTATCGCTTCTTTCGCTTGTAAATCCTTGAACCGCATACAGCCATGTTCGAAGTAGTAGCGAAGCTTTTGAATTAGTATAAAGTTGCTTGACACCATAACATAATTTAATTTATGGTCGGCGGTGTCCACCGTGATTTTGAGTGGATATTGATAATCGACGCTTTTGTCACAGAACACAATACCTAATTCTGGGTACTCTCTAACGCCATAGTCAATACCTGCATAACGTATTGTTGCGACATATTTTCCACGTCCGCTTGGTGTATCGACAAATGAGAGGTCGTCTTGTAAATACACACCCTCGGCGCTGTACGTGATATAATCGCTCGAGCCAAACGCACGGTTGAAAGCGCTTGATTTTAAAGCTTTAGCCGCTGTTTCGTTGTAGCCCTGTTCCAGAACAAAGCCGTCACCACGCAAGAAATGCGTGTCCTTTTGAAGTCGGGTTGAAATATCCATGGCGACATAATACGGGTTAAGTATCGTTACAGGGTTTGAAATCATATAAACAGGGACATAGCGGGATTGTTTACTACGTCCACGCGCAATAGAATTGTGAATAGATATAAACTTTTCAACCTCTTTGTCGCAGTAGTGGTTCTGCTCGGACTGGAATTCATCGAATATAATGTTATCAATGTCACTAAACAAATGTGAATTACGTTTTAATTGGTCAGCGGAATTGATTGAAATAGCATACCCACACGGTTCTTCATTTAGGTACAACTCTTGGTATATACCTTTCATCTTCTTTGCGGCGGTCATATCGTATTCGGGGAAGAAAAGTTCCTTAATGTCTTTAAAGAACTTTTCGTCGCAACCGTCTAATTCATAGTTAAAGCGATACAGCAACGCGAACTTTTCTCCGCGTTTAATAAACCTGTTTACCACAAGTCTATTAAAATAGGTCGTTTTACCCGCGCTACGGTTAGAGGTGCACATGAATACCTCGGGTGTTTTGCCGTTTATATCCTTTAATGACAATAGCTTTGTTCCGTCGTAATAATTCGATTTTGGCATTATATTTCAACTCCGTGTATTATTTTCTAATTAAATTATACCACAAGTATATTGACAAGTCAACCCTTTTGTGCTATACTATAAGTATAAAAGGTGGTAAATACAACAGAAAGGATTGAAACTTTATGGACGTAACCGCTATTGTACAGGTTGTTTCTTCCTTGGGCTTTCCGATTGCCGTTTGCTTGATTTGCTTTTGGTATATCAACAAATTGGAGGAAACACACCGCAGTGAAGTGCAGAAATTGACAGACGCGCTCAACAACAACACGCTCATCATGCAAAAGCTTTGCGACAAAATGGGCGTACAGAAAGAGGGTGACGAGTAATGCCTGAAGCTCCGGTTCCAAAAAAATATGCCGTCCACAGTATTCAAACCGTTTACACTTTGTATGAGGACACAGACAGAGAGTATAGAGAGGGTGCACCCGTACTACATTGTAAAAATGTAATTAAGATACCTATTGCCGAACCCGTTGCACAGAAAATTGGAATTGACACCTATATCGTCACACCTTGTATCGCGTATGTTTTCGCAAATGATGTGATATGGCCTTTAAAAATTTTTATCGAAACTAACGAGGGCGTTACAGTGGAACCTATTCTTGTACAACCTCCCTTAGTTCAGTATAACATGGCTTATTTACTAACCCTCCCACGAGGGACAACGGGTATTAAAAAAGCATATATAAGACGGCTGACTGGTGATCGTATTGTTCAAAACGATTTGGTGTTTGACATCATGGAAGTGCCTTATAATTATGAAAATTATTTGCCTGCACTAAATCACGACGAACTTGTAAGATTTAAAGACTTGATAGTTGAACGTGTCAATGAGTTAAACACGGGTATTGTAAATCTCGATAAAGATGTAGCAAATCTCAAAGCAAGAGTTACAACCCTCGAAAACAAGGCAGGTGGATAACAATGTGCGCAAAAATCTTTTCAAAAGGTATTGACCTTTCCGAACATCAGGGTTCAGTTGACTTTAACAAGCTGAAAGCCTCGGGCATTGACTTTGTTTTACTCCGCGCAGGTTACGGCAGCGCAAACCGATACCCCGAACAGTACGACGCAAGATTCGAGGAATATTACAAAAAAGCAAAAGCCGCAGGGCTTGGCGTGGGCGCATATTGGTACAGCTACGCCGAAACCGCAGACATGGCGGCAGACGAAGCCACGAGCTTTATCAAAGCTCTAAAGGGCAAGCAGTTTGATTACCCGGTGTATATTGACCTTGAGGAAGACAACATTGCAAAGCATCTTGGAAAAACAAAATACAGTGATGTCGCGACTAAAATCCTTAGCACAGTGGAAGGCAACGGCTATTGGGTCGGAATTTATGCGTCTTTGTATTACCTTTCAGACCGTCTCGACATGTCAAAACTATCCCGGTACGCCGTATGGTGTGCGCAGTGGAACGACGTTTGTCAATACGAAAACGCGGGTATCTGGCAGTATACAAACAGTCACACCGTAAACGGTGTTTCGGGTAAAGTGGACGCGGACTACGCGTATTATGATTACCCGTCCCAAATTAAAGCGAAAGGCTTGAACGGCTACAAAAAGAAAAGTGACAACAAGGATTTAATCCGAACAAAGCTTGAACAGATTGAAGTTCTTGCAAATGAAATTGAAAGCTTGATTTAACATGGCAACCTATAAGCAATGTATAACAGACCAAAAGACAATCTATGAAAGTGCGGGTTACCCGTACTATTCCGGCGGTGGTGAGCATGGCGGCATTGATACCGTACATGATAACTACAAGGCGTATGCACCTTTAGCCGGAAAGGTTGTATGGGCGCAAGTGTGGGACGGCAGCACCATAACGGGCAATATGTCGTGGGGTAACATGATACTTGTTGAGTTTGAACCGAACAAGTATTGGCTTGCGGCACACTTTGCGTCACAAATTTGGGCTGAGGGTGACAGCATTGCACAAGGTCAGTTCATCGGTACGCAAGGTCAGACAGGTAACGTCACAGGCACACACACCCACTGGGAATACTGGGACGGTGGGCAAACAACCGCCTACAGAAAAGACCCGTCAAGCATCTTGCGTATTCCGAACGGTGTAGGCACGTACAATGTTACGTGGGACGCAAACACACCGCAACCAAAACCACCTTTACCCGACGCGACATGGCACGCAAAAAACCTTTACGGTTACTCCCGTGAGAGTTCAGAAGCGCAAGACAACGCTATTATGATTTACAAGGCATTAGTGCAGTCACTCGGGTGGACATTAAATTCCGTTTCTGCCGTCCTTGGAAACATGGAATGGGAGAGCGGGTACAATCCGTGGCGGTGGGGTTGGGATGAACCCCTACCGTCAACGGATTATAGAAAGGACGACATTGGTTATGGCTTGGTACAGTTTACACCACCGCAGAAATATATTGACGCAGATATTGCAAAATCGTCCCCCGGGTATGCGCCACATTTTAGCGACGTGATGGGCAGTCCTGATGACGGTACAGCGCAATGTTATTTTTTGAGTAAAGCCACGAACTTATGGTACCCCGTCAGTCCGTATAACATGAGTTATGCGGAATTTAAAGCGTCTACGCAGTCCCCTGAATACCTTGCAAGCGTGTTTCTCGACACATATGAGCGCCCGGCAGACCCGGAAGCAACACGCGCAGACCGTCAAAAGGCGGCACGATATTGGTATAACTACCTTGGACAATATGACCCCGATACACCACCAACACCGCCAACACCAACGAAACGAAAATCCATGCCTATATGGATGATGTGTCTCGGCTACAGAAAGAGAATGATTTAAAATGGCAGTAAAGAAACTTGAAGAATTTAAAGAAATGTTTGCGTCGGGTGACTTTACACCCGATAGAATGTTAGAAATTGCGGAAGACGTTGCGGACACGTTTAATGATTTTAGCACCAGACTGATCGCGGCAGAAGAAGCAACAGCAAAAAAGGATAAAGAATGGCGCGAAAAATATACAAGCCGTTTCTTTGAGGGTAAACCAGAGGGCAGTAAACCCGACGAACCCGCAACGCAGTCCCCGTATGGGGTAGATGCAACCGAACGTGCAGAACATATCACGTTCAACGATTTATTCAAATAAGAAAGGATGATTTTCAATGGCAACTAAGCCGAAAGTAAAAACGCTTACAAACAGTTCCGCAGATGTGTTGAATGCAATCCGCAATTCTGCGTCTATCAATTACCGTAACTATGTCCCGGTTGTGACCCCGGATGCAGACAGCATTCGCGAGATTGGCGCAATTATCATGGACATGCCCGCGCTCCAGAATGAATTTCTTTCCGCGCTCGTAAACCGTATCGGCAAAGTTATTATCACGTCTAAGTCCTACTCTAACCCGTGGGCGATGTTTAAGAAAGGTTTCCTTGACTTTGGCGAAACGGTTGAAGAAGTATTCGTAGCCATGGCGCGACCGTTCCAGTATGACCCCGCCGTTGCGGAAAACGAACTGTTCAAGCGTGAAATCCCGGACGTGCAGTCCGCGTTCCATGTCATGAACTTCCAGAAGTTCTACAAGACTACGACCGAAGAACAGGATTTGCGCCTTGCGTTCCTGTCCGAAGACGGTGTGTATAACCTCGTTGCGAAGATTACGGAACAGCTTTACACCGCTATGGAAAATGACGAATTCCTCGTCATGAAATACATGCTTGCGCGTAACCTATCCCGCGGTCAGATTAGCGTTCAGACAATCAATACAAGTAACATTGATGACGCAACCGTTGCAATGCGTAAAGCGTCCAATGACCTGCTGTTTATGTCTGACGAATACAACCTTGCGGGCGTGACCACGCACACCCTGCGTGATGACCAGTATATCATTATCAACACCGCGTTCGATGCAACCCAGAGTGTTAAGAACCTTGCACGTGCGTTCAACATGTCCGAAGCCGAACTTCTCGGTCATATCGTTCTTGTCGATGGTTTCGGCAAACTCAATGTAAAGCGCCTTGGTGAACTCTTTAAGGGCGACCCGAACTACTATGAGTACAGCACGGACGAACTGGAAGCACTCAACGAAATTCCTGCCGTCCTTGTTGACCGTGACTATTTCGTAATTTACGATAAGCTCCAGCAGTTCCGTGACCTCGAGAACGTACAGGGTCTTTACTGGAACCACTATCTTCACGTCTGGAAGCTGTTCAGCGTGTCCCCATTCGCAAACGCTATCGCGTTTATCCCGAACACCCCGACTGTCACAGGCGTTACGGTGTCTCCTGCTACGGCTACGGTGTCCCCGGGTCAGGTGCTTACCTTGACCGCGAAAGTCGCAACGACCAACTTTGCGCCGCAGGCAGTTACGTGGACAAGTAACAATCCTCTCGTTACGGTGTCTGCGTCCGGCGTTGTTAAGGTTGACCCGACTGCAAGCGGCACGGCGGATATTACTGCGACCTCCAAGTTCGATACCACAAAGCGCGAGAAGTGCGTGATTACCGTACAGTAAACTAATTCAATGTAAGTCAAAGCCCTCTGGAAACAGAGGGTTAAGACTTATATAAGAGGTGAATAATATTATGTACATTGTGCCAAACAGCACCGTATATATTTTAAGCGGTATTCCTATCAACAAAAACTATCAGCACACAATTTATTTTGATGATGCTAACGCGCAGTATAATTATTTTAAAAAGCATGTAAAAAAGACCTTTACGGGTGTTTCATATCAGCGTGAAAAACGCGGGTGGATGCGTGTGGAGTGTTCCGCAGATGAATTGTATAATTGCAATTATATCATGTACCAGAACACCGCTTATAACAATAAATGGTTTTACGCATTTATTGACAGCGTGGAGTTTGTTAATAACGTCACGTGTGAAGTAACATTCACCCTTGATGTTATGCAGACATGGTTTTTTGATTACACGTTACAAGCGTGTTTTGTTGACCGTGAACATGTTGCAGATGATACGATTTTCACCCACACAGTTCCCGAAAATATCGGTTATGGTGAACCTATTGTAAATAAAGTACAATGGGAAGACAACGTTTTGTTTTCACCAAAAGGCGTTATCTATACGGCTTCTGAACCGTCAAACGCACTTGGAAGTGAAACGAAGTCACAAACTAAAGCTTATGGCGTTCCTTGTAATATGTATGTTGGGTGTAGCAAGCAGGTTAAAACAAACGAACAAGTTACGGGTGTTGATAATATAGGTGTGATGAACGACCTTTCTTATTATCTTGCATCGGGAAAACAGTCTGCCCTACAGTCTGTTTATACTTTACCTGTGTTTATGTGTGATACAAATATTACAATTAGTGTAAATGGTGGACAGCCGCCGCGAGAACCCGCAGAACTTGGCATACACGTACTACGAAACACAGATGATATAAACGGGTATAAACCACGAAACAAAAAACTTTTCTGTTACCCTTATAACTTCTTGCGCCTTTCAAATCAAAGCGGAAGCGTACAAGATTACCGCTTTGAAGATTTTCAGCAAAGTGACGCAGACAAGTTAACAAATAGCGTTACTTTCAAAGCATACGGCACGGGTTTCAACAATCCACAGGTTGTTGTTGTACCACAAAAGTACAAATTTAAGGACGAATTTATGGACGAAGCGGTCACTATTTCGGGTTATCCAATGTTGCCGTTTTTGGGTGACGCTCTCGCCGCATATTTGGCTTTAAATTCTAATACTTTAGCATATCAACGTACAACACCTATTTACAATGCTGTTAGGGGTGCTGTAGGTGGTGTGACAAACGCGGCGGCGGGTATCGCTACAGGAAATGTGGGTTTAGCTTTATCAGGCGCGGCATCTGTTTTGGGTACGGGCGTAACTACAACTGTAGATAGTATGCAGATAGAAGCAGAACAGTTAGCAAAACAAGCAGACTTGGCAGAAGTTCCGGATACAGCTTACGGGTTAAGCAACGCAACAAGCGTTACAGCCGCTACAGATAATTTAAGACCCACGTTTTACAGCATGTGTTGCAAAGCGGAGTATGCTAAAATCATTGACGGTTACTTTGACAGATGGGGTTATAAGTGTAACGAAGTTAAAATTCCGAACCGCAATGTTCGCCCACACTGGACTTATACCCGGACTAACGCTTGTACAATCAACGCAAATTGTCCCGGTGATGACGAAGACATGATTTGTAATATTTATAACAATGGAATTACGTTCTGGCGCAATGGTGATGAAGTCGGCAACTATACGCTTGACAATTCAATTTAAAAGAGGTGATAAAACATGGCAAGCAGTTTGAGGGCAAAGCATTACGGCGGTACACAAGACCGCATGTTTTGGAGTACGGCTTTTGAAAATCGCCTAAACAACGATTTGTACCTTTCAAGGCTCGTCGAACTTTCCGCGTCCATGTTTGACTGGACGGGGCTTCCCGAAACATGCGACGTGCGAACACTTGAACTTGCGCTTCTGGGCAACGGACGCGCGGTGTTCTTTAAGGACGACGCGCTCGACATGTACATGACGTTGCCCGTAAACGTCAGCACAAGCGGCTACGACGTGTACGGACAACCGTTACAGTTTACGGCGCGTAGCTTGTATAACAACTACAGATACCCGCTGACGCAGAAAACAGGTGTGATGATTTATAATAACTATCTCCGCACACCGTCCCTGATGCAGTTGGTATCATTCGCGGACAGGCTCGGAAAGATTGATGAAATCATCGACATAAACGTCAACGCGCAGAAAACCCCTATTTTGATTTTGGCAGATGAAAGCAAACGCTTGACGATGAAAAACTTGTACATGAAGTATGACGGAAATCAGCCGTTTATTTTTGGTGACAAGAATTTATCTATCAATGACTTTACAGTATTAAAGACAGACGCTCCATACGTTGCAGACAAGTTGTATGAAATCAAAACACAGATTTTCAATGAAGCTTTGACATATCTCGGTATTTCGAATACGTCCTTGCAGAAAAAAGAGCGCTTGATTACAGATGAAGTGTCCCGCAACATGGGCGGCACAATCGCCGCAAGGTATAACCGCTTAAACGAACGGCAGAAAGCTTGCGAAAAAATCAATAGTCTGTTTAATCTGAATGTATGGTGTGAGTACAAGGAAGATTATGACGAACGTCTGATTTTGGAAGATACTGACGATGTTATACGTCATAACCAACTTGACGAAAAGAGCAAATACTTTGAGCAGGAAAGAAAGGAAGAAAACAAGTGAGTAAATTTACAACAGAAGTCCGTTGGATTTGCGAAAGTTTTGTTCCTGAATTGAACTGGCAAGGTGAATACGAACACAGCGGCTATGGTGACGTTGAGAAAGCTTTGCAAGCAGGTTATGAACACATTTTCGATTTTGATTTCCCTATCTGGAAAGAAACATATCGTGAACACCTGTGCAAACTTATTCTGCTACACTATTACACGCGTGAAATAGCGTATGAAACGTATGCACTATGGAAACTGCATCTTCGGGAACGGCTTGTCGCGATTATGCCGAAGTATAACATGCTGTACAAGCAAGAGGAACTTGCGAACCCGTTTGATAACATCAAACATACCACAGTGGGCGAAGATACTTCACACACTGCCGAAAACGGCACGTCGCATGGCGAAAGTCAGAGCACAGGTTGGAACAAATTCAACGAAACTCCGCAAGGTGGTATTGAGGGATTAGACACAGACAAGTATCTAACAAGCGCGACAAAGACAACAAGCGAAGCATCAACCGACGGCACAGCACAAAGCACACAGGATGGTAAACGCAACACAGAGTATACTTATACAGGTCGTAGCAGTGGAGACGCGTATTTCTCCGAAATGACTAAGATGTACAAGAATTATGAAAGTGTTGACAACATGGTATTACACGAACTCGAAGATTTGTTTTTCGGTTTGTGGGAATAAAGAAAGGTGGTAAAGTATGCCGAACGATAACAAATTCACACCCGCTGACTTTGACCCGATTTTAAAAAAGTATGACGGCATTCCGTATCTGCGCTTTTGGTGTCAGAAAGTTCTTCCCGCTGTTTATGACCAGAGTTTGAGTTATTATGAGGTGCTGTGTAAGCTTGCGGCGTTCCTTAACAAGATGCTTGAGGAACTTGAAAAGATGCAGGATAACATTGACGCTTTGCACAAAGCCTATAAAGACTTGCAGGACTGGGTGAACGCTGAAATCGCAAGATTTGAAGCGCACATGGAACAGCACTTCGATGACTTGACGAAAGAACTTTGGAACAAATTTGAACAGTATAAAAATGATACAAACACTACCTTACAGCAGTGGTTTAACGACTACACTACAAATACCACAAATAATTTAAACAAAAAGTTTAACGAATTTGTAAACAACGCAAACACACGTATTGACCAGATGTTCAAGACGTACACCTCGAGTACGAATAACGAGTTTAACACGTGGAAAACTGATTTTACCAACCAGTACAACCAATGGAAAGCCGACGTTGACGGGCAGATTACGAACATCAATTCCAATATACGTTCTTTGACTACACGTGTACAGGCTCTCGAGAATATGGTTAAAACATATCCTAAGTTTGATTATAAGTCTTTCACACTGACAGGCACATATTATTATAGAAAGGCTGTTTTGGATATGCTTTCTTTCCCGTCCTCTGCTGATACCACTGTTATTTGTTACGGTGTTATGCGTGTGTATGGGCAAGATAGCTCCGTTGCCGTGTCGGGTAACTGGCGCGAAAGACTTGTAACACCCGATTACTTTAAAGAGAACCTGACAGCATTGTTAGGGGCTACCAATCAAAACACCTTTAAGTTTGAACTGATGCCGAGAACGTCTTATGTTTCTGATTCTGGGGACGAAAATAACGGCGCTCCTACAAATGACAAACTTATTACGGGTTTGCTTTGGGCACCGGGTCCCGGTGACAATAGCGGTTTTGGAAGCGCACAGCTGTTCTTTAAAAACAACGGGTCGGTTGGTTTCGTGTCTGATAACTCAATGCTATTTTCGGCTATTGCGTCGCAACAGGTCAACCCGCCCCGGTGGGGGCACAAGTCTGGAGAATGGACGATATAAATAATTTATAAAACAAGGCTCGAGTACCAACAGTGGTATTCGAGCCTTGTTATATTTAAGTTGTCCTGTTACCCTGAATACAATGTTGTATATCATCTAACATTTGATGAGTGTCGCCACATTCGCGCACTAACGGGCATTCTACGCAACCGTATTCGTGCTCAAATAAATTGCAAGCACAATCAAGCGTTTCTTTCCAAACCTCTATGCGCTTAGCAACCTCTTTAAAACTAAACATAAACATTATATCATCTATGCAATTTACTTTTATGCTCATTTTTAACCTCACAATATTTTTGTATAATCAGCTTTTCGGCTTGCTTTAGGGCGCTTGCTTGATAATCAAGCCACGTTCCAAAACCTACAGGCTGTTTTGCGCCCATTTGTAAGCGCTTTAGCGTTGTGGGGCTGCATGTGCGTCCCGCTATGCTGTAGCTGTCTGCAAGCGCCTTTCCGCAATAGCTGTATTCAATCCAGTTTAGGCAACCGTCAAGCAGTTCGTTATGCAATTCGGACAACGTGTCCGGCGCTTCTGCGTCGCCTAATCTATTCAAAATGTCTATTGCGTATAGCTTTACGGCGCTCCTGTATGCGCCGCGCGGTGTGGTTTCATTTACTTTCTTGTGTATCTCGATGTAATTCAAGTGCTTCACGCTCCCTTATCTTTTTCCAAATATATTGTCTTGTGTTGCCTATATCATGACATATCGCATAGGCTTCGCAAGCCGTTGTGCAATCTGCGTATTTTGACATTCCGGGCTATCATATATTCGGTTAGCCACGTACTACACAATTACGCGTTTCAAAAATCACTTTTTGTAACTGGCGCGCGTGATAACGCATTGCCTGTAAATCGTTACGTTTCATCCTCGTTTCTCCTTTCGCAATGCGCCTGCCCTCTTGACGTCCTGCAAGTTCAAACGTAGATAATTCTCTAAGACATGTGGGTCAAAATAATGCTCTTGCGTGTTCCGTTGCTTATTTCGATTCATAGCTTCATCCACCTTTCTACTGTTTTAAATAGCTTGTAATCATTGTACGTGCGGTCAATCCATTCGAGCAGTTGAGCAATTCCACAAAGCAGCGTACCCGCTATTATACTCAAGCATAAAACAATAATCATAATTTTTCCACCACCTTATACACCAACTCTAAACGGCTTTTAAGTTTGGCAAGTTCGTTGCAGGTCGGCGCGTCGAATACTCCTAACTTGCCTAACGGGCATTTATAGCAGTTTCCCTTGTATTTACGGCACCACGTTTCATCCACAATGTCTAACGCCTTTAGCAAATACGCAATGTCGCGTTCTGCGTCTCGGTTTCGCTCAACCCTCATTGGAATACCGCCTTTCTGCCGTCAAATCTGTGATATAGCAAGCGCCCATCTGCCTTGCGGCTTTGTGCGCTATACGTTTTGCATGTGCCGTGGTCTTTGCTTGCACGGGCATTTCAATATTATATTTGCCCGTGTCCGGGTCTATTACGGTCATTGTTACCAAATAATTGTTCATCGTTGTTGCTGTCCTTTCTCCATTCTGTGCCGATGCAAGTATCTATTGCATGTACTGCAAACGGTATTTCGGTTTCTTTGGCTTTGTCCGCCCATGCGGGCTTTACAAGATTTGCTTTGAATAGGTCTGTCAAGTCTGGTTTCATTCGAGATAACCCCCTTCGTAAAGCGTTTGCATTATAAAGTTTTCGTCTCCCTCGTCGAGTTCTGACGCGTAACACTCAAATAGTATGTTCTTTGCAAGTCTTACAGTTTCTTTCCAATCGGTTAGTTCCTTATGACACTTTTCCTCCATTTCATCGGGAACATATAGTGCTATGTTGTCCTCTGTTTCGTCGATTTCCTGCTGTGTGAACGCTTGATCGTCTTTCGTTGCTATCCAACCGCCGTAAATCAATGGCACGGGGTAGTAGAAAGTGTCATAATTAGCGTCGGTTACGTTCCACTTGATTTTTACTTTTCTTGTGTTCTCTAATCCGTGTTGCATGATTATCTTTCCTTTCTGGTCTGCCTTATCAACACGCGTAGACCGTATCGCGTGGACGGGCTTGCACCCGTTTCGGCTTAGATTTCAAATTCTTCCCCAGTTTCGTTGCGAAGCAGTTCGCAGTATGTTTCAAAAAAATCCTGCTCGCCGCCTTTTTCTTCCGTCCACTCGCTGTGCAACTTCTCGCGTAAATCGTCCCGCATGTAGCTAACGATTAAATCACGGTCATAGAGGTTGCCGTTAAATTCGATTTTAACATTTTGCTTTTTCATTTTGTTGTACTTCCTTTCCTTTTTTCTGATTATATTATACTTAGCGTTTGTGGACACCGTATGAACGATTTATGAACAATTTGTGAACATTTTTACTTTCTTTTGATTTCAAAGTTTTTATTCGCGCTTGCAAAGGTGTAACTGTCGAAATCGTATTCTATCCCACTAACCAACTCATCAAGATTATTTTTTAAGTAGATTTTTGCTAAGTCGTAGTTAAGATAGCGCGTTATGCTTTCCGCGCATTTGTTCAGTGTATCAATGATTTCCCGCGGAAGTCCCACGTTTCCAAAAGGTCTGTACCCGGTTACAATTACGGTATCGTAATCAATTACATAAACGTCAGCGTTCCAACCGTACACACCCGCGGTGTAGAAATTCGGTTCGCGCCATTTTAAAGCGGCTTGCATGTCGCAGTAGCCGACTTTGATGACGTTGCGATATGCGCCCATGATTGCTTTTTTCGTTATCTTGGTTTTCATTTTGCATTTTCCTTTCCGGCGTGTCATCATCAGTGCAACGCCGCCAACCGTTGCAGACGCTCGTTAGAGCGTTTCGACTGTTTAGAAAGTTTCCGTTTCAATTATCACGGCTTCCATCATATAAGCATCCTCATAAGCTTTTACGAATAACTGGGCATCCGCTATCTTGTAAAATCTTGCTTTGATAACCATTATCATGTCTTTAAGTTCCTCGCTGTAAGTCTTTGCCCATACTTCATAAATTGTTCTTTTCATTCGTTTTACTTCCTTTCCTTTTCTCTGTCTATATTATAGCATACCCGACGCGAAATGTGTTAACAAACTGTGAACAAATTGTAAACGAT